ATATTTGTAGATTAGTAAATCCTGAACCAAAGTTTGTTGGTGAGGTAGTTCCTATACCGACATTATTAAACATTATAACATTGCCACTATCTGCAATTCTAAATCTTTCGTTAGCACCTATGTCAGTATGTTCGCTTATTTTAAAATGATTTTCAGAAGCATCTATACCCATAGAAAATACTCTATCAGTATCTCTATAAGTTATTTGTGGGTCGCCACCTCCTGCATGGATTTTTACACTTGCTGTAGCACCATCAGTTCTATGAAATTCTGCGATATTAGCACCTGCAACACCACCATCTACATATAATGCTGTTCCACTTGTACTATCAATATCTAACTTAGCACTTGGTGAGTTAGTTCCTATACCGACTCTATCTGCACTACCATCTACAAAGAATAGATTAGTATCTGTATCTCCCTCTACTCTTAAATCTAATGCAAATCCACCATCATTGAAAACTGCTTCTGAATTTCCCTCGTGGAGTCTAAACATATTTTTACCACCAACTTGAAATTGTAGATTGTCTGCACTTTCTTCGTGTATGTAAGTATGTCCACCACCATCAAACCAAAGTTTTGAAGTTGCAGGTATTTTTAAATCGCCCTCGTTTAATTGAACTCCACCACCCTCTCTATAAACAGTAAAGATATTATTATCTGCATCATCTCTAAAATAAAGATTACCATTATCTAAATCTATGTAGTTGTGTGTTCCATCGTGAGATATTTCTAAATCGTGTCCAGTTCCTATTGATAATACTCCATCTGCAATATGTAATAATGAATTTGGTGATGTAGTTCCTATACCTAATTTATTATTTAATATATCAAATTTAGATTGTGCTGTAAATCCAGGAGTTCTAAATGTTAAGTTATTTGTGTTAAGAAATATATTTTCATTACCTTCATCAATTTCTAATTTAGCTTCATTTCCAACAAAAATCTTTAACAAGTCAGCTGATGTTTCAGATATATAAGTATCACTACCACCATCAAAGTAAAGTGCTTTAGTAGCATTTAATATTGCATTTCCACCTGAAGTAATTTGAAATAAATCGCTACCACTTAATGCACCAGTTCCAAATCTTAATCTATTATCGTGATTATCTATGTAAAATTGGCTTTGTCCAGTTGTATTTGGCAATAACTGAACACCATAAGTTCCACTTGAACCTGCAATACCTGATACAAATTGTGGTGAAACCATTGCAGTTCCATTGAAAGTAAGATTAGATTCTACATCTGCTGTGGTGCTATTACCATAAGTCAATAATCCATTAGCAGTAGAGCCATTGAACGATATTCCACTTGTTACATATCCTGCATCATTATTAAATGCTGAAACTGGTATACTTGTAAAAGCAATTTTTTTCTCTACTCCATTATCTAACATAATTAAATCATCATCAGTAGCATCTATTTCTGCAGGTGAACCTGTTAGTGTAGGTAAGTTTGGAAAATCTAAATTAAGAGTACCTGAAGTTGTAATTGTTCCACCTGATAGCCCTGTACCTACTCCTACTGCTGTTACTGTACCAGTACCAAACCCTGAATCATTGTTAAACAAACTTAGTGGTATTTCACTAATTGCTTTTCGTTTAGAAGTTGTGCCATCTAATACTACAAATTCATTTGTGGATATCATATTTTCTGTCATATCAGTAAGTTCTGAACCATCAAAAGCCAAATCAACACTTCCACTTTGTCCACCACCACTTAAACCAGTACCTGCAGTTACTTCTGTAATATCTCCATCTCCAAATCCATAACCCTTAGAAATAATTAAATCATCAATCGCAGCAGAAGTCATTAAAGAAGTATCATTGTTTGTGAATGATTCTGCAGAAGTAGTAATTGTAGAAATTGTTACACTATCAATAATAGGACTGGTTAGTGTTTTGTTGGTTAGTGTTTGAGTAGATGTTAATTGAACAATATTACTATTAGTAATTGATGCAATCTTTGTTGCAGTATCTGCATTCCCTGTTACATTCCCTGTGAGGTTTGCTTCTACTGTACCTGCTACAAAGGTTTCACTTCCGATAGTCCATTTGTCATCTGTTTCATTCCA